GCAGCGCAATTGACTTTACAATTATTTCACCATCTGCAACTTATTTAATTGGGAAAGTAGTTAATTTAACAAGTTATACTTTTGATTCTGATATACGTTTAAGTTATGATGTAGGGGTTAGCGCTTCATTTGTTTGCACTGTTATAAATGCAACCGCAGGTAAGTTGCGATTATCTTTAACTGCAGCCACTACGGTTGCGTTAGCTGCTGCAGTTTACGTATGGGATTTAAAATTAATTAGTGGTGGCAACAGCTATTTTTATGCTAAAGGGTCTGTTACAGTAGAAGCAACTTCATCGCGCACGTAGCTATGATGATAGCACCTGCCACTGCGACTACAATTATGCTAACCCAAAGCCTAGCTTATCAAATTTTTATTGCACCAGCTTTAAGCTCAATCCGATCAGCTCCGATTCGGTTTTTCCATTTGCAGTATGTTGATGCTGGCTATGTCGATGCTGGCTACACTGTTCTTTAACACCCTCCATCCGTTATTAAGCCATGACTACTATCGTCACCCGCACAGGCAAAGGTTCGCCGTTAACGCATGTTGAGGTTGATACTAACTTCACAAACTTGAATACGGCTAAACTTGAAGCCGGTGCAATTGCGTTAGGTAGTGCTGCCGCCCCAAGCATAAGTTTTACGGGTGATACCAACACTGGCATCTTTAGCCCCGGAGCAGATACGCTGGCATTTGCTGAAGGTGGCGTGGAGGCTATGCGCATCGACAGCTCCGGGAGGCTCTTAGTAGGCACCAGCACTGCCAACACCTCTGGCGCCAAGCTCCAAACCGTAGACGGACTGACTTTCCCCGCAACGCAAGTCGCCAGCGCCGATGCTAATACGCTGGATGATTATGAAGAGGGGACGTTTACACCTGGTATTTCATTTGGTGGCGGAACTGCTGGCATAAGTTACACTGGAGGACTTGTTGGTACTTATGTAAAAATTGGACGAGTAGTTTATGTTACAGTGGCGGTTCAGGCACAATCAAACGGAACATCAACAGGAAATCTCGCAATAACGGGCCTACCATTTACAGCAGCCAATACGACTGGTGTTTTTGGCCTTTCTGGATATGGTATTTTAGCTGTTTCCAGAGACAACGGAACGAATGTAATAACTGCCACTTCGTTCTCTTCATCTATATCATCCGGTGCAACAACTATTGCATGTTTTAAAACAGTAAGCGCAATAACAGCACCTGCTGCGAATATCACTGACGTAGATTGCGGCACTCTTGGCAACAATTATACAGCATCTATTTATTACTACGTCTAACCCTCCTCAGCTAGCCCGCAACGGCTCAAAACTACAACCATTAAACCTGTTCCTGCCAGTCGGCAGTTCCTAAAATGGCATCATTTACAGAGCGTCAAGAGTATCAGCTAGAAATCATCCCGCCTTATAGCATCATCCAATGCCGTCGCGCTGACATCATCGAGAAAGATGGCGTGGAGGTGGGCAAGACCTATCACCGCCACACTCGCGCTCCTGGTGAAGATGTAAGCGATGATTGCACTGAACTTCAAGCAGTTGCTGCTGCATTGTGGACACCAGAAGTCATTGCTGCTTATGAAGCATCAAAGGCTTCAGTAGTTAGCGAGCAAGAGTAACCAGCGTGGCAGTAACTGAAAACCTATCGGGGTTCCTGTACGATTTTGGCGTTAGCTGCACCGCTGGCGCCACTACAGCATTAGGCATCCTCGATATGCCATCGCAGGTGGTGGCAGGCGATATGGTGCTAACCACTGATTACGTACTGACAGCACTTGCGACGGATTTTGGCACCTTAAAATATGAAGATGTAATCACGATTGCAGGTACTGCTTATATGGTGCGCGAAACCAGGTTCATTGATGATGGTGCTTTTGTTGAAATTGGATTACAAAAAACATGACAACAAAACGTGAAACCATTGTTACCGCAATACGTACGGCATTAATTGGTACAACTGGCGTTAGCACCAGGATTTACCGCAGCAGGGTTGGACCGATCTCTAGGGCCGAATCACCTGCAATTGTGGTGGAGCCATTAAGTGATACGGCAGATCAAAACACTAGCCTGCCAACTTTAGATTGGAGCCTTACGGTGCGGGTAGCTGTTATTGTACGCGGCGAGATCCCAGATCAAATTGCAGATCCAATCGTTGAAAGTTTACATGCTAAAATTATGGCGGATTTAACGCTTGGTGGTTACGCAATTGACATCCAACCAATTGGTGTTACATTTGATATAGTTGAAGCAGACCAACCTGCAGGGGTTGTGATGTGCGACTACCGAGTGCAATATCGCACCTCGGTTACTAATCTCGCAAGTTAAACATGGCTATGATAGTGGATGAGTATTGGGGTCAAGGCGGGTCTTACCTGCTAGATCCTAAAACCGGTAAGCGTAAACTCATCGAGCGTACTGCCCCGGCTACCGCCAACACCGCACCTGAGGAACTGACCAATGCCATTATTGACTCGCAAAAGGCTGCTTCTAGCCAAAACTGAAGCAACGTATGGCACCGACCCAGTGCCAACTGGTGCGGCTAATGCCATATTGGTGCGCAATCTAGAAATTGTGCCATTGCAATCGGATATTGTGCAGCGTGAACTAATACGCCCATATCTTGGTAATTACGAGCAGTTACTTGCAAATACACGAGTGCAGGTAACTTTTGAAGTTGAATTAGCCGGTTCGGGGACTGCTGGTACTGCACCAGCTTATGGCCCCGTGCTAAAAGCTTGCGGGCTATCTGAAACTTTGGTAACAAGTACAAGTGCTACTTATGCCCCGGTTAGCACCACCTTCAGCTCTGTGACTTTGTATTTTTTCCAAGATGGCATTCGCCATATTGTGACTGGCGCTCGTGGAACATTTACATTGAATGGCACAGTAGGTGCGATCCCAACGATTGCATTTACAATGACCGGCATTTTTAATGCCCCAACTGATACAGCGCTTGCGGCACCTACTTACGCAAATCAATCAACACCTTTAGTGTTTAAAAATAGTAATACAACCAGTTTCTCGGCATTTAGTTATTCAGGTGCATTGCAATCAATTGACCTTGATTTTGGCAACGAAATTATTTACCGTGAATTGGTGGGCGGTACCAAAGAAGTTATTATTACTGACCGCAAGCCTAGCGGCACATTGCAAATTGAGGCAGTATTGCTCGCCGCTAAAAATTACTTTACTGTGAGCACTGGATCGACTACTGGTAGCATTACGTTGCAGCATGGCACCACCGCTGGTAACATAGCGACGCTTACAATGGCTCAATCAGACCTAGCTGATGCGTCTTACACCGACATGAACGGCATCGCAATGTTAAACCTGCCTTATGTTGCAACACCAACAGCGGCAGGCAATGACGAATTATCCCTTGCCTTTACCTAGACACCATGGCATTTGTTCTTGCTCAATCCGATAGCTACAGTTGGCCTGTTACTGTTGAATTTCCAGTTGATGGTGGCCGCTTTGAAAAGCAAACTTTTGATGCTGAATTTAAGCGACTGCCACAATCACGAATTGAACAAGTAATTGAACGCAGCAACACAGACACTATTAAGGATGCTGAATTTGCGCGTGAAGTAATTACAGGCTGGAAAGGTGTTACAGATGCCAAAGGTGCTGATGTGCCTTATAGCAATGAAGCATTAGGTAAACTACTTGATGTGCCATTAGTTGCTGGTGCTATCGTGCAAGCATTTTTTGCTAGCCTGACTGGAGCAAAAAGAAAAAACTAGAAGCCGCTGCTGAGCATTGGGCAAGTGGCGGCGTTATAGATGATACGGCAAAAGATGCGGCAGGATTAGGCATAAACAAGCCCAACTTGCCGCAGCAATCTACTGACTTTGAAGTATGGAAAGACAACTGGGATATAGTAGTAATGTTTTTACGTGTGCAAACACAGTGGCGTATTGGGATGAGCGGTGCTACTGGGTTAGACTATAATGCGATCAGATGGGCGTTTGAAATGTACGGCGTCAGTGACCAACGCGAGATGTTTGAAGGCTTGCAGGTCATGGAAGCTGCTGCATTAGGAGCGATGAATAAATGACATTAAACACTGCAATTACATTTACCACTAAGCTAGATGGCAGCGGGCTAGATCAATTAAAACGGCAACTGCAATCATTAAGCCAGCAAAGCAATATTACCAAGCAATCACTTGGCCAAGCCAATATTGATATTAACCGCATGGCTCGCGAAGCGGGCAATACTACTAATGGATTGCGTACTCATATTGGTGCATTAAAAAATTTACGTGATAATGTTGACATTAATAGTCAAGCATATCGCAGGCTAGGGAATGAAATAAAAGGATTAGAAAGCAAGTTGCAAGGATTGGATCGTGTTAGCAATAAGGTAAATGTAGGCAGGCAAGCAATTGGCGCAGCAGGTGGGGCACTTGCATTAGGCGGCGGCGCAGCAGGAGCATTTGGCGCAGCAGGAGGCGTATTAGCGTCAGCCGGTCCTGCTGGCATGTTGGCGGCGGGCGTTGGGGCTGCGACAGTAGGGGTTGCGGCATCATCGTTTGGCGCAGCAAAAGAATTAAATGATCAGGAACGTAAGCTGGCGACGTTAACAGTGCAATCATCTGGGCTTACCAATGCAATTAGATTATTAGTTGCAGAGCAAGGATTTTTGGCAAGTTCGGCGGAATCAGCAAGTGCAGCATATGAAATTTTAAGTTCTGGCTACACTAAACAGTCTGATGTTTTAAGCATATTAAAAGCTAGCACATTAGGCGCTACAGGCGGATTTAGTGACATTAAAACTGTTGCTGATGCAACAACTACAATTTTGAATTCATTTTCGCTAAGCGCTGATAATGCAAATCAAATTGTAGATGGGATGATACAAACGCAAAATGATGGCAAAATAGTCGTAAGTCAATATGCTGATCAAATTGCAAAAGTAGCATCTGTTGCAGCGGCGGCTGGGTTGTCGGTTGAGGAAATGAATGCATCTATTGCTGCCATTACAGCAACTGGTGTACCAGCAGAAACGGCGATGTCTGGGCTACGTCAAGCATTAGTTAATGTAATAAAACCAACTGATCAAGCTCGTGAATTAGCAAAAAAAATAGGATTAGAATTTAGTCTTGCTGCAATACAAACTAAAGGTTGGGCGGGATTTCTAAAAGATGCAACTGATAAAACAGATGGCAGCGCAGAAGCGCTTAGTATACTTTTTGGGGATATTGATGGCTTTAATGCAATATTAAAATTAACTGGCCCTAATATGGGCCGCTTTAATGATTTTTTAGATAATCAAGAAAAAAAATTAGGTGCAGCAGCAAAGGCAGCAAAACAAGCAAAAGATCCGTTTAAGCAATTTGACATTGCAGTGACAGAACTTAATACATCAATTGGCAAAATTTTTCTCCCAACTTTAACAAAATTAATAACACAAGTTACTACTTTTTTTCAAATTATTTCATCTGATAAAAATAAAAAAGCAGTCCAAGATTATGGTAATATAATTAGAGGTTTAGGGATAGCAGGTGGTGGCAACATTTACAGTGGAAATGTGCCACAAAGCGAACGCATTGACGCATTAAACGAACAAGAACGAAGAGCAATCCAGGCTGGTCCTATTGGCCCACCAGTGCCTGAGCGATTAAAAAAACCACCGCAGCGACAATTAAGAGCGCCAGGTGCAGGCACTGTTAATCAAGAAATGGCTAATTTAGCTAACGAAGTTCGTCAGGGTGGCGGTGGCAGTGGCGATGAAGAAAAGCGCAGGCAAGCAGAAAACAGATACAAGCAAATAGCAAATAACAATCAAAAACAAGCAGATGCTAGACAAATACATGCATTAGAGGTAATTAATTCATTAAAAGCAGAATCTGTTGCATTTGAAGCACAACGCACTAAAACAAATGAACTAGAAATTAATAAATTAATTTTACGCAACCAGCTAGATGTTGTATTTTTAGAAAATGGAAAAGATAGAATTAATCTTACGCTCAAATATGTTAATGCAAAAGAAAAAGCAAAAACCATAGAAGACGCAACAGCAAGAAATTTAGAATTGCAAAATGTTGAAAACGAAGGGCTTAGCGACAATCAAAAATTAATTTTAGATTTAAAAACTAAAGAGCAGTCTATAAATAGTGATTTCTTGAAAACTGAAAAAAACCGCAGAGAAGAAAAAGAAAAATATTTAACTCAATTAGACAAAGAGATTCAAATGCTTGGTGATGCCGAGCAACAAGAATTAGCAATTGCAAATCTAAAATTGCGTTATCGCCGTGATCCGCGTGCGTTAGAAGCCGAATTGCAAGATCTTGGAATTCGGCAAAGATATGAAAAAAGAGCTTCAACGTTAATAGAAGATTTAACAAAAGAAGGGATTACAGGCAAAGAAGCAAGTCAACGTATTCAAAATTTAGATAAAGAATTAGATAAAGCATTGCAAGGAGCCGAAGCTATACGTGCATTAAAGCGTTCCATAGATGAATTAAATGCTGCTGATGTAGGGCAGGGCTTTAAGAATGGCGTTGAAAGTTTTCTTACTAGTATTGGCACAATGAGTGAGAATGTATCACAATTAACACAGAATGCATTTCAAGGTTTATCAGATGGGATTACAGAATTAGTAACAACAGGCAAGATGAATTTTAATGATTTTGCTAATTCAATCATTAAAGATATGATACGTATTGCAACGCAACAATTAATATTGCGCCCTATCCTGCAAGGTATTGGCGGTTTATTTGGTGGCGGTGGTGGCGGTGGGTTGCCTGGGTTTGGCATGGATTCAATAATACCGGGCCTTGGGTTAGGGAATACTCCTGCGTTTAAGTTTGCTGGCGGCGGGATTATGACATCGCAAGGGCCAATGCCGTTAAAGCGTTATGCAGCAGGTGGTATCGCCAATAGCCCGCAACTTGCTTTGTATGGCGAGGGCAGCCAGAACGAAGCATATGTGCCGTTGCCTGATGGTCGCCGCATCCCGGTAGCGATGCAAGGCAGTGGAGGCGGCTCCACCAGCGTTGTGGTTAATGTTGATGCCACAGGTAGTAAAGTGGAGGGCGATTCACCTAAAGGTGACCAGCTTGGTCGTGCTTTGAGCCAAGCGGTGCAGCAGGAACTACTGAAACAAAAACGACCTGGAGGGTTATTGAGCTGATGCCAACGTTTACTTTTGTCTCAGATTTTGGTGCATCGCGGTTAAGTAAGCCTGCCGTTACCGCATTTAAATTTGGTGATGGCTACGAAAAACGGCAATCGTTTGGCATTAACCAAAACCTAAAAAGCTGGTCTTTAACTTTTAGGAATCGCAGTGATACTGAAGCTAATAATATTGAGGCCTTCCTTGATGCAAGAGCAGGTGTTGAATCATTTGACTGGACGGCCCCATCAGGCACTGGATATAAATATGTTTGCCGTGAATGGACCCGCACGCTAGAGATGTTTAATAACAATACGATACAAGCAACATTTGATGAGGTCGCAGAACCATGACCGTACCAGTATCTGAATTACAAAAGCTGGCACCATCAGCAATTATTGAATTGTTTGAGATCCATTTGGTTACTGAAATACATGGCGCCAATACTGTATTTAGGTTTCATGCTGGCACCAATGCAATAAATAATGGCAATATCGTATGGGCTGGCAATAGCTACCAAGCATTCCCGGTTGAAGCTACAGGGTTTGAGTACAACGGCAACGGCCAACTGCCACGGCCAAAGCTAGTAATTAGTAATGTCTTGCGTTTTGTGACTAGCATCTTGCTTGTGGTAAATGAAACCAGCCCAGGCAATGATTTAAATGGCGCCAAGTTTATCCGTATTCGTACCCTATCAAGATATTTGGATGCTGCTAATTTCAGCGCCGGTAATGCAAATGCAGATCCGACCGCTGAGTTCCCGCGTGAGATTTATTACCTTGATCGTAAAGTAATTGAGACTAGGGCTGCAGTCGAATGGGAATTAGCAGCAGCATTTGATTTAGTTGGTGTGCGAGCACCGAAACGGCAATGTATTGCAAACTTATGCCAATGGGTATATCGCTCTACTGAATGCAGCTACACTGCAGCTACATATTATGACGCTAATGATAATCCAGTTGGATCTGCTGCTTCTGATGTATGCGGCAAGCGGTTAACCAGTTGCGCCACTAGATTTGGCGTTAATGCGCAATTACCATTTGGATCGTATCCTGGCGTTGGATTATTTGCGCGATGAACTGGCAGTATTCAGCATTAATCTATGCCAAAGCTGCAGCACCGAAAGAATCATGCGGGCTAGTTGTTAATTGCGATGGGATTGAGGTATATTGGAATTGTAGTAATATCGCAGATGGCCTAGATTGTTTTATTATAGATCCAACGGATTGGGCTGATGCTGAAGACACCGGTGTTATCATGGCAGTAGTTCATAGCCACCCTGGGCAATCACCGGAACCTAGCAGCATGGATATTGCAGCTTGCAACCGCAGCCAATTGCCGTGGTATATCGTTAATCC